CAGGCAGCTGATAGAGCACCTCTCTTGACCATAGAAGGAATTTACTATGGCCTCCTATTAGGCTATCCTAAAGTCCTGTACTGAGCAGGTCGCAGGGTGTCACACACTGAACACTCTGCCGAATATGCCGCTCTTAGCACCCGAGAATAGGATACTCGGTGGACTGATAAAGCTCGTGCGAAAGCTGCTCTCGCAGCGAGGTTGTATACGCATGAGACTTGTAATTGTGAGAAACCTAGGACGATTGGGGTTTGAAACGGCAGCCGTCCCTGGACCCAGTCAATTACCAATCGCCTACTACACCTACGTAATAAATCTTTAAAATACGGTCGAATTGATTCTTCAAGGTTACTCTGAATGGTTTCCCAATCCTTGTCCTTCACCGCCTTGTCGACAATAACACGTTGTAGACTGGGTGTTATGGTAGGCTCAAAACGTGCTTCCAGCGGAATAGAGCTTGGAGAGTCTGGGAGATATCCGCTAAAAGGTAAGATCCTATCACTAGTGTGGAGAGAGAAGGGCTCGTAATATACGTTTTGCTTGCCCGGACCTTCTACGTTCCCAATCCAACGTGCGATGACACTTTTTTGCAAGTCAGGGTCTTTAGTTATTTTGAGGGCTAGATCCGGAGTATGTGTAAGTTTCCAGTCCTTAACCGCTTTAGCTTTGTCTACTCCTGTCCAAACCTTGGGTTCGTAGCCTGTCAATCCTAGCCCGCCTACGCATGCTGGGGTGAAGGCAATATCACGGACTACGTCTTTGCTCAGCTTATTAGAACAGGCAATGTCTGATATCATATCGTCGACTTTGACAGTACGGTTTCTGTTCATACATTGGACCCAATTCTGTGCCAGTTCCCTAATCCTCTCCTCACCTCGTAATTGTTCTCGCGACACAGGATTACGCCAGACCAATGCTGTAACCCCTCTAGCCGGATATCCGCTTATCGTCTTTCCCCAAGTCACCTGCCTGAGGAATTCATCTTCAGATTCGGATATCCAGAACTTAGCTGGATGCACTTTTAGCCCCGCTTCTTTGTAAGTGAGATATACTTCCACTGCCCCGCCAGCAGAATAAGTGATTAGTCGCAGATCGTCACCTTGTGCTAGAAGATCACTCCTAACCGGGTCGATTCCTGTTCGCTCCTTAATCTTGCGCCTAAAACCGTTGATTTCACCGACGTTAATCAGTGTGTCTAGGTATGCTGTCCAGCCTAATCCCGAGAGGATGCCTTTAGCCCAAGTTACCACGAAAGGACCTACTTGCACTGTTCCTTTTTGCATCTCCAGATAGATTAGGTCACACATCCAAGTCAGCCAAGTTCTATCCCATGTAGTACAGTACTTCCCTATGAACCGTTTAGTCACGAGTATTGCCTTGTTGATCATGTTAAGATTTGCTTGGTGATCGAACTCTTCTTGGTCAACTGGCATCTTAAAAACTAGATGGTCTTCACCATCTCGTATCATCATTGTGAACATCTCCAATAGTTGCTTGGCTGATTTAT